GCCATCATCGATCTGGCCGACGACATGGCCTTCGAGATCGGCTATGCCTTCGCGTACAAGGAAGATTATTGCGGCTTCCTGGGCGACGGCACCAGCACCTACGGCGGCATCGTGGGCGTGTTCACCAAGGCGATCGACGGCAGCCATACCAAGGCGGCAATCGATGCGACCTCTGGTCATAACCTGCTGACCGAGATCGACGCCGACGACCTGCTGAGCCTCATGGCGGCGGTCCCGCAGTACGCCAAGCGTGGCGCACGGTGGTACTGCAGCCCGGCCGCGCAGGAAGTGGTGTTCAATGCCATCAAGATCGCGGGCGGCGGTAACACCCGTGACATGCTGGCCGATGCCGATACCCCGCGCTTCCTCGGCTACCCCATCGAAGTGACCGACATCCTGCCCGATTCCCCGTCGACCGACTACAACAACGTCGGAATGATCGGCTTCGGCAACCTGATGATGGCCGCCACGCTGGGCAACCGCCGCGGTATCCGTGTCGCTCTGTCGGACCAGAAGTATTGGACCGAAGACCAGATCGGCATCAAGGGCACCGAGCGCTTCGACATCAACGTCCACGATCTCGGCTCGACCACCAAGAAATCGCCGTTCGCGGTTCTGGTCGGTAACGGCTGATATACCGTCAACACTTGAGATAACGCCCCGTTCGCGGGGCGTTTTTCTTTCTATCTGAAGGAGACACAACCATGATGCCTTTGCAGAATGTGAAGACCGTTTCGGTCATCAAGCCGCAATCGGTGGCGACCAATGCCACCGCGACCGGCGTTATCGATCGCCTGGGTTATGACGAGGTGGCCATCAACGTCCATCTCGACACGGCCGCGGCGACGTCCAGCAACCCGGCTGTCCTGAAGGTGGGCGAGGGTGATACCTCGACCGCGTTCACCGACATCACGGCTCTGGTCGGCGATGGCGAGGGCGGGTTCACGGTTCCGGCGGCTGATACGTCGGCACCGCAGATCATCCGCCTGAACCTCGATGCCCGCGCCCGCAAGCGTTACCTGCTGGTCACCCTGACCTCGGCGGGTGCCGCGCAGCTGGCCTCGGTCACGGCCGACCTCAACAAGGCGGACGACACGACGGTCGCGCGCGCCGGTATGGCTCTGGTGGCAAACGCCTGATGCCATTCGACGCCGTCTCCGATGATGTGGAAGTACGGCTTAACCTGGGGGCGGGCGCGAATCCCGTCCCCGGGTTCCTTTCTGTCGACCGCAAGGATGGCGGGGAGGTCTATCCTCTCGACGTCCCGGACGGGTCGGTCGATGAGATCCGTGCGTCCCATGTGCTCGAACACTTTTCACACCTTGAAGTCGCCGCGGTATTCAACCACTGGGTTTCCAAGCTCAAGCCAGGCGGCCTGATCAAGATCGCCGTCCCGGACTTCGAGAAGATCGCCCGTGATTACCTGAACGGCAAGAATTTCCCCATCGAGGAATACCTCTTCGGCGGCCATATTGATGAGAACGACCACCACGGCGTGGCGTTCGACAAGGAACTGCTCACCGAACTGTTCCTGAATGCCGGACTGACCCGGCTGCATACCTGGACGTCCGAGATCGAGGACTGCGCGAGCATCCCGCATTCCCTGAATCTGGCCGGCTACAAGCCGCTTTCGGACCTCCAGGTCTGCAAGAACACGACCGCGATACTGTCCGCGCCCAGATATGGGCCGGTGCTGCACTTCCGGCTGGCCATGCGCGCCTTCCAGCGTGCCGGGGTGCCGTATCAGCCTGCCGGCGGCGCCTACTGGCATCAGATCCTGTCCGAGCTGATGGAAGAGCATATCGCCAACGAGGCGTGCAAGTACGTCATCACCTGCGATTACGACACCGTCTTCCGCTATGAGGACGTCCTCGACCTGTACCGGCTAATGGAGGCGAACCCTGACGTGGACGCCATCTTCCCGCTGCAGATGAAGCGCGGGAACGACAGCGTGGCGCTCTTCGGTCTTGAGGACGCCAAGGGAAAGCCCATGACCGAGATCCCGCTGTACCATCTCGGCCGGAACATCCTGCCGGCCAAGGCCGGACACTTCGGCCTGACCATATTCCGGAGCGATGCCCTACGTGACATGCCGCGGCCCTGGATGCTGCCTGAGCCGAGCGAGGAGGGCCGCTGGGGCGAGGGGAAGGTCGACGCTGACATCGACTTCTGGCGGCGATTCAAGGCGGAGGGAAAGAAGGCCTGCCTGGCGCCGCGGGTGGTGGTCGGTCACCTGCAGGAACTCGTGACCTGGCCGGACCAGATGCTGAAACCGATTTACCAGACCGTCCCGGATTTCGACGCTTCGGGCATGCCAGAGGAGGCAAGGAGATGAGAGTAAACAGTCAGAAGCCTGGGCGCATCCGTCACCGCGGACTCTCGGGGCCGAAAACGCTGCGCCTGAAGCGGCCGTGGCGCAACTTCCGCAAGGGCGATGAGATCCGCCCGCCGGCGGCCATGGCAAAGATCCTGGTCGACGAGGACATCGCCGAGGAGGTCGCCAAGGCCGAAGCCGAGACGACCGTGAAGAAGCGCGGCCGCAAGCCGAAGGCCGAAGCCGAGACGACCGGGGACGCCGATGCCGAGTCTGATCAGGACGAGTGATCCGCTCCCCGAGGAGCCGGTGCTTCTCGAGGAGATCAAGGAGCACCTGAACGTCACCTCGAATGACGACGACAATAAGATCGACGGTCTGATCACCGCCGCGCGCCTCTACATGGAGGAAACGCTCGGCATCACGTTTATGGAGCAGGGATTCACCCTGGTCTATGACCATGCTGAGTTGAAGCCGCTGATCGGCCGGTACTGGGCGCCGCCGGTTGACCGGGCGCTTTACCTGCCGCGGCCGCCGCTCCTGACGGTCGATGAGGTCTCCTATGTCGACCAGGACGGTGTGAGCCAGACGTGGGACGACGCGCTCTATGAAGTCGACGCGAGCAATGTCCCTGGCCGCCTGTACCCGGCCTACAACGAGTGCTGGCCGGACATGCGCTGCCAGCCGCAGGCGCTGACCATCGAGTACACCGCCGGCCACGAGAACCCCGAGGATATCCCCAAGACCTGGATTCAGGCGCTGAAGCTCCTGATCACCCACTGGTACGAGAATCCGTCCATGACCTCGGAAGTCGACATCAAGTACACGCCGATGGCCTTCCAGTCCCTGGCGCACGCGATCTCGCCGCCCAGGATCGGCTGATGAAGCGCCTTGAGGCCAGACGGCTGAAGCATTCCGTGATCCTCCAGCGGCCGACGGTCACGCGGGATTCCGTGGGCGGGCTGTCGACCTCATGGGAGTCCGTGGCCGAGGTCCGGGCCGAGGTACTGCCGATCTCGACCCGTGAGCGTTTGCTGGCGGCTCAGGCAAAGAGCGAGATCACCCACCGGATCACGGTTCGGTACGACTCGCGCCTGGCCGGCATGGACGGGTCGTGGCGGGTGAAGTTCGGCACGCGCATCTTCTCGATCGACGGGACGCCCCGAAACATCGATGAGGCGAATCAGTATTTCGAGATCGTCGCCATTGAGGGCCTGAAGCAGGTATGAGTCTCCAGTCCGAATTGATGACAGCGCTGGCGGCCGTGGCCGGTGGACAGATCTACCCGCAGATGGCGCCGGCGGAGATCGAACCACCGTTTGTCGTTTATCGCATCCTTGCAAAGGAGCCGCTGGGATTGCTCAGCGGTGGTGCCGCCAGCGTCCGCTATTCAATCGCCTTCGAATGCTACGGCACGAGTTATCAGGAAGCGCTGACAACCGCGGCGGCAGTGTCGGCAGCAATCGACGCATCAGATCTGACAACCTTCCATGAAGCGTCCCCTGGCGAGGATTACATCTTCGATGCGGACGAATTCATGGAGCCAGTTTTTGTGGGCATCTGGCATGAGTAGCGGAATCTACCAGATTAAGAACATTAAGAATGGGTCATCATACATTGGTAGTGCAGCGAACCTAAATAATAGATGGAGTGTACATAAACATAGCCTTAGAAGAAATACCCATCATTCAAAGTACCTGCAAAGATCATGGAATAAATATGGAGAAGAATCTTTCAGATTTAATGTATTGATGATATGCGAAAGAAAGGATCTTATATTTTACGAACAGAGAGCAATAAATGTTTTCAAACCTAAATACAACCTGAGCAGAATAGCTGGATCCACATTAGGAGTTAGTATCTCAAAGGAAACAAGGGAGAAAATTTCAAAATCATTAACCGGAAGGCGAGCAACCGCCGAGCACAGACAAATGTTGTCTGACTTGAGGAAAGGAAAGAAAAAGCCTGATGGTTTTGGAGCAAAAGTCACGGAGCGACTGAAAATATTCTGGAGCAGCGAGAAAGGAATAAAGCGTAAAGAAATGATGGCAATAGCAAATAAGAACAGAATATACACGGAAGAGATTAGAAATAAGATGTCCGCTTCCGCTAAAGCAAGAACGCAGAATCCAGAATTCAAGCGAATCATCGCTGAGTCAAACCGTAGACGAGCCAAGAATCGTATATAAATTTCGTAGTTTGGCCCGCTCGTGAGAGCGGTTTTTACCGTCGTGATGACGGCAATGTCCCGGCCCCCAGCAATGGGGGCCAAGATGGAGGAAAGTGAAAATGGCTGCACGTATTGGTACCAACATGAGCGTTGCCGTGGAGAGCACCCTGGGCTCTCCGAAAACCGTCACCGTACTCACGAAAGCAAGCCCCGGCGTCGCCACCTCGACGAGCCATGGACTTTCGAATGGAGACGTTGTCAAGTTCGCGGTTTCCGCCGGAATGGTCGAGCTGAACGGCCAGGTCGTGCGGGTGGCGAATGTGACGACCGATACCTTCGAACTGGAAGGCCTCGACACCACCGACTATTCCACCTGGTCTGCCGGCACCGCCACCGAGATCACCGCGTTCGCCACCATCGCCGGCGCGCAGTCGGTCTCCATGCCGAACCCCTCGCCGAACAAGATCGAGACCACCGTGCTGACCGACAAGCAGAAGCAGTATGCCTACGGTCTGCCGGATGCGCCTGACGGCACCATCAATGGCCTGTACGACCCCACCGATGCGGCCATCGTCCTGATCAAGGCCGCCTCCAAGGCCAACGAGGCGCTCGGCTTCAAGATCTCATGGGCGGCGGGTCAGGTGACGTATTTCAACGCCAATGTTTCCTATGGTTCCGGCTTCGACCTTCAGCAGAACCAGGCGGCCACCTCGGTTATTCCGTTCACGCCGGTACGCGATGTCATGGATTACGCCAGCTGATGCACGAGATCACACGACGTCTGCGCAAGGCCAGAGAAGCCAGCAAGGTCATCGGCCGGATCAAGTTCACGGTTCGGCGTCCCACGGTCATCGAGGCTGCACGGTACAGCACCAAGGAGATCTACGAGTGGGTGCGCATCTTCGTCACCGGCTGGTCGCGGGAGGATGGGTCGCCGATTCAGGGAATCGACATTGGCGGTGACACCACCGACCCGGTTCCGTTCGATCAGGAACTCTGGGAGGAATGGCTGTCGGATAACCCGTTCTGCTGGGAGCCGCTGTATCAGTTCATTCTCGACCAGTTCACCGCCTACTCGAAGACCATCGAGGACTCCGCAAAAAACTGACCATCTGGCTGGAGGCGCGCGACCTCGGCCTCCCGAGCCAGTCAGTCTGCCCGGATCCCATCGCGGTCGAGATCTGGAACGAGATGGAGGGCGCAATCAACTGGGCGGCGCTGCCTCTCCTGATCGAGATATACGGGGTCGAGGACATCGAGGCTTTGCACAGGAGCCTGAGAACCATTCGTGATCACCTGAAGCGGAAAAATGGCAACGCAACTTGAGGGCGATTTCAAGGAACTGTACGCGCGCCTCGGGAATCTGAGCGCTCGCCTTCAGGTCAAGGCCATGCGCGGCGCGGTCAGGCGTGCGGCGCGGCAGACATTGAACAAGATGCGCTCGGCCGCTCCGCAGGGCTCTGTGGCGCACCGGACATACCGCCGCCGCCTGGTATCCCCCGGCTTCCTTCGTCGCAGCCTGCGGATTGTAACCAAGGTGGACGCCGGTGCCGGCCGGGTCTCGGCCATTCTCGGCGTGCGGAAGGAGGCCTACTACGGACCCCAGTTCTACGACCAGGGACCCTACACGATCACGCAGCGCAAGTATCGGATGGCGGGCAAGCGTCGGCGCACGGTGCGCGCCATCAAGCCGTACACGCTGCCCAAACGGCCATGGTTCGAATCCACGTTCCTGGCGGACAAACAAGTGATGGAGAACAACTTCGTGCAATTCGTTCGTCAGGAAATTGACAAGGCGGTGAAACGTGGCCGTTGATCTCGCGCGCCTTGTTCTGCGGCTTGAGGCTGAAAATGCCAAGCTGACCTCAACGCTTGAGACGACAACAAGGCGTCTGCAAGGTTTCCAGCGCAGCACCCAGTCGATCACCTCGTCCATCAAGAATGCCCTGCTCGGGCTTGGCGTCGGCTTCTCCGTCGTCGGCATCATCCGATCCCTGAAGTCGGTCGTCGACCAGGCCGATGAAATGGGCAAGCTCGCGCAGTCAACCGGAGTCGCGGTTGAAAACCTGTCCGCGCTGTCCTATGCCGCCGACCTGTCAGGCGTTTCCTCTGAGAAGCTCGGCACAGCTCTCGGCCGCCTGTCGGTCAATGTCTCCGACGTCCTGCGCGGCATTGGCGAGAGCAAGGAAGCCTTCGCCGCTCTCGGCCTCTCCGCCGACCAGCTGCGCGGCAAGACGCCTGACCAGATCCTGAAACGTATCGCCGACCAGTTCTCGACCTTCGAAGATGGCGCGAACAAGACCGCCATCGCAATTCGCATCTTTGGCCGCGCCGGTGCTGAACTGATCCCGCTACTCAATCAGGGCTCGCAGGGAATCGCCCGGATGGAATCCGAGGCACGGTCGCTCGGCGTCGTCATTGATAGCGACATGGCGAAGTCGGCCGAGCGCTTCAATGACCAGATGAATGCGCTTGGCAAGTCCTTCACCGGCTTCAAGATCGCCATCGCCGAGACCGTCCTGCCTTCCCTCAATGCCTTCTCGGCCGCCATGCTTCAGGCGGTCAAGGACGCCTCCGGGTTCCGTGGATTCATGGAGAACTGGAAGGCGCAGGGCTCCGGCGGCCCGTTCGCCGACCCGAAGGCGGTGTTCAATATTGTCGCTCTGCAGGACCAGCTCAAGTTCCTGCAGAATGAATATGAGAAGACCCAGGCGAAACTGAAGGAAGGCTTCTCGATCAGCGACACCGGCGAGATCAATATCCCGGCCGCCAATGAACTGTACCTCGATACCCTGGAGAAGCAGATCGCCTCGGTCTCGGGCCGCATACGCGACCTGCAGGGGCTACAGACCCCGATCAGCAGTGTCGGCAAGGAACTGCTCAAGCTCAACAACTACTGGCAGCTCGGCGCAAAGAGCACCGCGGAATACATCAAGGACGTGCAGAAGGCCGCCGGCGTCAAGATCGAAGCACCCGAGATCAAGCCGCCGCCCAAGCTCACGGACGCCGAGAAGGATCTGCAGCGCCTGTCCGAGGAAATCACCCGCCAGAACGACCTGTGGCAGCGCGGCATCACCAGCGTCGAGGATTACAAGAACGCCATCCGTGGCGCAGCCGACCTGCCGAAGAACATCCCTGGCGTTGACGCCATTAAGCCGGTTGACACCAGCGGCCAGGTCGGCGCTGAACTGTCAGGCTTGGCTGATCTGTTGAAATCCCGAGAGGAAATCGAGACCGAGGCCTTCGAGCGCCGCAAGAAGCTGGTCGAACAGAACCTCGAAGACGAAGACGCCCAGCGCCGCGTCACCGAGCAGCTGGAGCGCGTCCACGCCTTCAACATGCTTGAGATCGAGCGGGACAAAAACCAGCAGATCATCGCCATGCGCGAGAACGTCCTGGGTCTGTCCGTTGAGCTGCTGTCCAATCTCGGAGTCCGCAGCAAGGCCTTTGCCATCGCCGCCATCGCGCTGGAGAAGGCCTACGCCATCAAGAAGATCCTCGTCGAGAGCCAGGTCGCCTCCATGGCTGCGCTCACGCCGCCGCCGATTGGCCTGGGGCCGGTGGCCGGTCAGGCGTTGTCCGCCAAAATTCTGGCCGCTGGCAAACTCTCCGCTGGAATCGTTGGCGCCATTGGCCTGACACAGATCGCCAATACCGCCAGCGGGAACAATGGCGCATCGGCCGGGCAGGGGACCGGAGGCGCATTCGCCTCGCCTACGGCCTCCCCGGTCAGTGCACCGAGGCCGCAGACCATCCTGCAGGTCTACATCCAGGGCAATGTCCTGACCGATGAGTTCGTGCGCAAGGATATCGTCCCCGTGCTGCGTCAGGCGGTCGACAAGGAGGACGTCATTCTGATCTCGTCGAATTCCCGTCAGGCGCGCGAGATCACCGGATGAACTTCACCTACATCGCCAAGCGCCGGATCCAGGACAGCCACGACGAGGACACGGCCTATGCCATTGATATCGGGGCGACCACTCTGAACGTCAGCCGAACACCGGTGAAGAATAGCGTCCAGGCGAAGGACGGCACACGGGAGACCCTGCACGACCGCACCGACGTCTTCTGGGAGGTCACGACCGGAGTTGTGACCGAAGACGACCTGCCGGCATGGGAGGAATTCCTGTCCTCCGTCGAAGCCAATGAGGAATTCCTGTTCGATCCGTATGGTACCTCTGCCAACCCGGACGACCCGAGAACGGTCGAGATGGTGGATGGCTACTACGCCCCGCAGCGCCTCGACCGACAGCTGTTCCGTTTCAGTTTCCGCCTGAGAGAGGTTTGATATGCACAGAGTCCGCGACCTATCCCTTGCCGAGCGCGCGAAGTGGGGAATCTGCCCCGTTTGCGACGCCCAGGACGAACAGCCCTGCGATACCACGGACCATGCCGACGACGTCCTGATGCTGGATGGGAATATCCCGGTACATGAGATCCGGCTGCGCAAGGCGCCGCTCAAGGTACGCACAATCAAAGCCTGAACCGTGCGCTCCTATAACGCCAACTTCGTCGCGCAAGCCAATGCCGTCACGAAGTCCCCCCGCTATGTCGCTGTCCTGTCATTCGATGAGGAGAACACCGACCTCGTCTATCTGACCTCCCATGCCGATGCCGCCCTGCCGGATGGCGTTACGTCGATCAAGCGCGTCATCGAGACCATTTCCGGCACCTCCCAGTCGATCAACCCGATTCAGGCCCGCGCCACCATTGGCGTATCCACGCTGACAGTCGTTGACCGCGGCGAGGCGTTGACCGACCTGATCAACGACAAGCTCGGGTCGGACAAGGGCCTGCGCAAGAAGCGCCTGCGCATCTACATGGGCCACGAGGACGAGGCCTGGACGGAATACGAACTCGTCCAGACCCAGATCGTCGATCAGATCTCGTTCAGCGAGGACGGGAAATACACGATCCAGTGCGCGGATATCCAGCGTTCCGCGCGCGAGGACATCTTCGACCTGCGCAAGACCACGCTCACGGCCACCCTATCAGCCACCGCGACGACCCTGAGCGTGGCCTCGACAGAGGACTTCGAAGGTCTGGAACACGGTCTCAGCTTCTCGGACGCCCCACCCTACAGCACCGGGACCGTCCAGGCGACCAGTGGCTCCGCCGCGGTGGTTGGCTCTGGCACGTCCTGGCTCTCGAAGACACTCGAAGGCGGGCGGATCAACATCGCCGGGGTCGACTACCTGATCAGCAGCATCACCGACAATACCCACTTGACGCTCTCGACCAACTATGCCGGCTCAAGCGGATCCGGGAAGGCGTACACGATCTACCCCCGCGTCGGATATATCCGCATCGATGATGAGGTCATGCGCTATCCGATCTCGGAAGCCACCTCGACCTCGTTCACCAAATGCGCCCGCGGCGTCCTCGGCACCAAGGCCGTCATCCATGAGGTCGACGATAACGCCGCCGACGACCGCCAGCCCGAGATCGAGGAATTCGTCTACCTGGAAATGCCGGGGCCAAAACTCGCGCTCGCCATCCTGACCGGGAGCCTCTACGGCCAGACCGGCGCCACCCTGCCGGATAATTGGCACCTTGGCATCGATGCCGGATACATCGCCACCAGCGACTTCGTCAACATCGGCGACGACTGGTGGGATCCCGACGACGACCGCCTGGGCCGGATCCTGCGCTTCGCCGGCGAGGAAAAGATCGACGGCAAGCAGTTCTACGAGACCCAGATCAACCTGATCCTCGGCGCGTTCAATCCTGTCTATCGCGACGGCTCGCTGGGATTCAAGCGCATGACCATCGTGCTGTCGGACGCCTCCCCGGTGGCGGTGCTTGATGCGTCCAACATCGAGACCGTCTCCGAGCTCACGCACGACATGCAGGACGTCCACAACCAGCTCATCGTCAAGTGGAACTATGACTTCCTGGAAGACAAGACGACCCGAAAGAATCTGCTCACCGATGCGCGCTCAATTACCCGGCATGGCCTGGCCACGCCCCGAGAGGTCGAGGCGCGCGGCCTGCACGGCTCACGCCACACCCAGGACACGCTGTTCGAGATGTTCGACAGCCTCCGCTCACGCCACGCCGGACCTCCTCAGAAACTGAGCGTCACCTGTCTGCCGAGGTATAACTTCCTCGAGGTCGGCGACTGCGTCCTGGTCAACTATTCCAATATCCGGGACTTCGCCGGGGATTCCACCGGCCTGTATCGGACCTTCGAGATCCAGAACATCCAGGTCGACTGGAGTTCCGGCCGCGTCAGCTTCGAACTGTTCGGATCCGCGGAAGCCGCCGGCGCCATTGCGGGAACGGACGTCGGCGCGACCCTCGACACCTCGATCTATACCGCGGGCGGGACGGATCTCGCCACCTACCTGAACGCCAACTATCCAGGATCGTTCCAGGTCGTGGGCGGGGAAGGCCAGATCATCGGGGACTGCACCCTGCCGGGCAATGCGCTCCTGACGTCCGGTAAGTACCGATACAACGGCGACCTGACCATCAAGGCTGGGGCCGATGTAACCATCAGCGACAATGTCATGATCGCGGTGGGCGGATTTTTCCACATCGAGACCGGCGCGACGATCAATGGCGCCGGGAACGGCCTCCCCGCCAGCACGAACGGCACGATCGGCTTTGTCGGAAGCACCCAGCCAATGGGCGGCCTGGACGCCGGCCGCGTCCTGCAGCTCAGCCAGCTGACGCGCTACCGCTTCACCAGCGAGGAACGTGGCGTCGTCAACGGCAAGCACATCGCCTTCCCGACCCTAAGCCTGCACCTGGACAGCGGCGCCCTATCTGGCCTCCCAAGCGATCTGAGGGGCACCTCCGGAGGACAGGGCGGGTCGCTGACCTCACGGGCGGCCAACACCAGCGGCGCGCAGACTGTCACCCAGGGCGGCGCTGGCGGGGCGGGCGGCGCTGGCCTGTGCATCGTCTGCCAGGGCGCGGACTTCGATGGGGATATCGACCTGTCCGGCGAGGATGGCACTGCGGGATCTTCAGGCTTCCTGTACGAGAACTCCACTGACCTCAGCGATACCTATTTGGCCTTTTCCGGGTCCGGTGCCGGCGGATGCCCGGGAAGTTGCCTGGTCATTCTGGACGGCGCCGCCTCAATCGCGCCAGAAAACAGGCTTATTGCGGTCATTGGCGCAACGCCTTCCCCGGGCGGTGTCGTGGCGCCCAGGTCCGGCACCATATTCGAAAACTTCGCGCCATCATCCAATCGGCAATACCGGAGCTACCATCAAGGCATCGGCGGGCTGGATATGTCGACCGCCTGCTTCCGGGTGATGTTCTCGCCGGAAGGCGCTGCCGCCGAGGAAGATGTTTCACGTGTAACGTCCATCCCGACTGCGATCGACGTCGACGAATTCACCAACACCCCGCAGACGCCGAATCAGAACCTGGTCACGCTCGAGGTCAGCGTCACGCCGCCGAGCGATGGCAATTACTCGCACAGCGTCATCAAGTACCGGGTCGCCGGATCCGGGTCCGCCTGGTCACTGGCCGGCGTCACCTCGCCCGAGGCTCTGATTGTTGTGCCGATGGACGGCACGCAGTATGAGATCGCCGCTTTCCCCGTTTCGAAGTTCTTCGTCGAATCCCTCGAATACATCTCAACGACCTGGACTGTCCCAACCTCGACCGCGGGCGGCGTCACCCTGGGCGGAGGTGTCGGCGGATATGTCCGCACCTCTGACAATATTGGGGCTGGCTCAGGCGGGCAGGGTGTCATCCTGGATGAGTCCGGGATCCGCGCCTATGACGGCTCAGGGAACTTGACCTTTGAGCTGGATGCCGACACCGGCGATGTCTTCTCCACCGGTGAACTGACGGCAGACTCCGGGACGATCGGCGGCTGGTCGATTACGGCCACCACCATCGAGAAGGGCGACGTCGTCATCGATTCCGCCAACGAGCGGATCCAGGTCGGCCCCAGCTCAAGCACGTTCGTCCGCATGGATGCCGATGGCATCATTGGGGTCGACTCCGTATTAGGGACGACGTTCTTGCTGCCAACGGATGGCAGCGCCCCTGAATTCTCCAGCGGAATCATCCGGGAAACTGTCTTCGAGCTCTACACCGCGAGCGTCATCAAGACGTCAGACGACCCGAGCGCGACCGGCGGCGTCCTGATGAACGACGTCGGGATAAAGGGATACAACGGCGCGGGGGCGCTCAAGTTCTTCCTGGATGCCTCAAGCGGCCAGATCACCGCCGAGGGCTCCATCACCATCACCGGCGGGTCCGGGTTCCGGAATCTCTCGGACGTTGGCGCCGTGTATCAGATCTTCTATCAGTCGACCGCCCCATCGAGCGGGTACTCGACCGGGGATTACTGGATCGACTCGGACGACAATTCGCTGTACCGCCGCACGTCATCTTCCTGGGTTTCTATTCAGGACTCGGACATTAGCCAGGCGATCATCGACGCCGCGGATGCACAGGCCACGGCTGACGGCAAGATCAAGACGTTCTACCAGGCCACCGCGCCCACGGCTGAATCGGTCGGTGACATCTGGATCGACTCGGACGACAACAACAAGCCTTATCGGTGGAGCGGGTCCACCTGGGTGGCGCAGGACTGGGACGGCGCAATCTGGTCGAAGGTGACCGGCTCTGGCCGGCCCTCGGACAACGCCGATGTGACGCAATCGGCCATCAATTCCGGCACCACGATCACCGGCGGCGGCATCACCATGAATGCCGGTGGCTCAATCAAGGCCGGCCAGACTGCATTCGATACCGGGACCGGGTTCTGGCTGGGATATGCCTCTCCGTCCTACAAGTTCAGCATCGGCGATTCGAACGGCCAGAAGCTGACCTTTGATGGCACGAACCTCAAGGTGACCGGCCATATTGGAGCCGGTTCCATCGCCGCCCCAATTCTGTATTCGTCCGGCTCTCACTTGACCACGGCGACCTCGAACGGCTCAACGACCGTCAGCGTGCTGGACGCTTCCGGATTCCCGACGAGCGGATCCGGGTATTTCATCGGGGAAACGAATAACAAGGACGCCTTCACCTGGTCCGGCAAGAGTGGCAACAATCTCACGGGATGCTCAGGCGTCCTCGCGCATAGCGCCGGCGCGATCGTTATCCACGAGAAATGCGTCGTCATCAGTTCAGCCGTGGACGAGGTTTATGGATACGGCGATCCGGGTGACGGGTCGTTCAAGGAGCTGTATTCCTTCGGTATCAACAGCATCGGCGGCGATGGCATTATTCTGAACGCCGGAAGCACGGACTCAGGGTACTCGCGCGCTGGAATCCGTGGCGCCAGCTACGACTCTAAAGGCGTCATCGGCATATCGATCAACGACCAGGGCGGCGCGTTCCAGTCTCTGGCGGATTATGCCGTGGTTGGGGAGTCCGGCGGGTATATCGGCGGGTTCTTCTATGGTGCCGATGCCAATGTGACCTTCCTGCCGTTCTCAAGCACGGCCGCGCCATCCCAGGACACACCGGTCGGCGCAATGCAGGTGCGCAAGCATACAACGACGTCAAACCCGGCCAGGCTCTATTTCAACACCGGAGTCGGTTACTCATACACAGAGCAGGCCTCCGACAGCTGGGGCGAGGTTCTTATCAACCGCGCCGCCACATCCGGGAATCTCACAGCCGACCAGACGCTTGGACGTGGCATCTGGTTTATAGGAACTGACCCAACCCCAGGATCGTGGTCCGGCTCCGTTGTCTTCAGCGCAAGCATCAACGGCAGTTCACGCGAAATCACGCGGTTCGATGGTGACGATCAGGTGATGCCATTTGTCTCGCTCGGGAATATCACCACGGCCGGCATCAACTCCAGCAACCGCCGCGTCGCCTATACCTACTACCCACTGTGAGGAACGATGAGCCTGAACATATCGGTTGAGCAATTGAAGCTGGAAAGCACCATGGGGCGCACCCTGGCGGAACGATCCGAGATGATCATGATGCTGCACAAGCAGCTCGGGGATGCGCTCACCGAGAACGCGGCCTTGAAAACCAGAAACGAACAACTGCAGAAGTCACTGGATGAAATCACAGCCAAAAAGGAGAAGTAACAATGAAAGCGCTCGTCATTGCATTGACATCATTTTTCGGGAGTCTCATACCTGAGATTGATGCAGAGCTGAGCGACAAGCCTGTGACACGGAGGTCATTCATTCTGCTGTGGCTTGGGACGCCGTTCGCGCTTGTCCTCATGGCCGTGGGTGGGTTCTTCTTCTTCGCCAGCGCGGACGACCTCAGCGATGCCAGAAAGAATGTCCAGATCGAGATCGATGTCCTCAAGGGCAACTTCGATAGCATCAAGAACGAGGTCAAATCGATCAAGCGCAGCGTGGATATCAGCGCCGAGCTTCAGCTGGCGGACAAGATACGGAATCTCATAGAGCGGCGCTGCCGAAGCAATGACCCGATAGCCAAGGCCAACATCGGGGCCGTCATCGAGGAATGGCAGATCAAGTACCGGGAGATCACCGGTTCACGATATCAGGCCACCCCATGCAGCGAGCTATGACGATGAACGAACTCACACTCCGCCGCGTCACCTATCACAACATCTGCGTTCAGGGTGTCATCATCCATCACAACCGCGCCGTCATGCTGACGCTCGAGGACGCCTGGAAAGGGAACGAGCCTATGGTCTCCTGCATTCCGGCTGGCCTGTACCGATGCGTCCCGCATTCCACGGCAAAGTTCCCGAACACGTGGCGGCTTGAGGACGTACCCGGACGATCCGCCATCCTATTCCATGCCGGTAATACGGACGAGGATACCCATGGCTGCATTCTGCTCGGCCGTCGGTTCGGTGATCTGAACGGCGTCCCTGCCGTGCTGGAATCACAGGCCGCGATGGATCATTTCCGATACATCACCAAAGGCTGGAAGGATTTCCAGATCAATATCGAGCATGGTCAGTGGGGCGCTGAATAAGGAGGTCATATGCCAATCCTGAAAGATCGATACAAGGCCGCCGTCAAGAACCGCTATATCGTCTACGGCTTCATCGGCGCTCCCGTCGTCCTGATCCTGATCTCCCTGGTCATGTGCAGCGTCGCCAAGGCGAATGAGCCAGATGAAGGCTGGTTTGCGCTTCCGCCATATGTCTATCTCGGCCTCGATGCCGTGATGCATGGTGGCATTACGTGCTATTCGGATGCCACCAATAAGGCCGAGGCCAACTTGGGCTTTGGGACAAACATATACGCACGTCGAAGCTGGGAGATCAATGCGCAATACAGTCACCACTCGTGCGGGTTCGATGAAGACAGACAAATATATGATGGGTTCGGCGTGCAGCTGCGCTGGTATCCGACCTTGTGGTGGAGGTGATCATGGTATCCAGAATCAAATCAGCGGCCAGCAAACGGCTCGTCGAGAAGTGGTACAAAAAGTGGAGCGTTTGGATTACTGGCGCAGCCGGAGCGGTGGCCTTCATCCCGGCAGACTCTCAGGTCATGGCGCTCCTGCCCGCTGACTGGTATCGCTGGGCGTTCATCGCGATCCTTCTGGCGCGTATGATCAAGCAGAACAGCGATGCTCCCAAGTAAATACCTGATCGCTGCAATTACCCTGATCGCAACCCTTGGCGCTTCCGGGGTGGGTGGCTGGACGGCGCGCGGATGGTACGAGAGAAGCAGGGATCTGACCTCTGAGCGTGCAGCGCGGTCAGCGGAGATCGAGATTATCGAGCGTTTTAATCATGCCACGGAGGCGTCGCTGAAGGCGCTGGAGGCGGCAAAGGCAAGCCGGAGGGAGGTGGTGCGTGAAGTCACGAAGCTGGAATACCGCGATCGTCCCTGTCTTGAGCCTGATGCTTTGCGCCTGCTCAACGCCGCCGCTCAAGATATCGCCGCCCCTCCCGCCGCTGGTCCGGTGCCCTGATGCGCTCCCGCTTATCAAAGACGGTTCCGCCGGATCGGTTGCGCTGACGATGGCGGAGTGGGCCGCCCAGTATCATGACTGCCGAATCATGCACAATGGACTCGTGGATGCGCTGACACGGTAGACTGATCAGGCCGGTATCTGGCCGGGATTCTTTAGCCTCTCATTCTCCGCCAGCCGCTTCTCGGTTTCAGGAGTCATGGCATCAACCTATTGTTAGTAAAGTACGGTTCTCTCCCATGAACACCAGAAGATACAATTCTCAGAAACTGGCGCTGATAATCCTCTTTTACTGGCAGACTTTCATGAGGGGTTAAGATCCCTATTAAATGGACCTCACCAGACTTCATTAATGTGGAGTCTGAGTACGGGTACTTGTCCGATAGATAGCCTATATCACCATCCAGACTCGTTTCTTCCTGTACCGCATTCCATACCGCGCATGAATCATCGAGGTTATTTGCGAGCATGATCTTGACATTACGATCTAGCGTGACCCTATGGGAGCTGCCCCATCCACCCCCACCCCATGCGTAAACCTTATCTGGATGACGGCCAGCCTCTGTATGCAATGCTCTGCCATACCTGGCTCTTGCGCCACGGTGAGGAGTACCAGATGCAACCACAGATTCATCTATTGTTAGGTAGCCGATGCCACCTTTCTTAAAATACAGTAAGCTAAGTATTTCAGAATACCCGCCTCTGTATTCCTCTGGCACAGAGTCAGGCTCGCCCTGAATATATGGCATCATTAAACACCTAATACCGGAAAACGTTGGAAACTTTATGTTAGATATTTTCATCCTTCCCCTCCCCCGCGCTGATGGCGGCGTTCTTATGATTTATGTAACGCCACCTTAATACTGTTGGATGCGCCATGCTCCATGCACCTACCATTGTTCCATGCTTAACCTCATACCATCTGTCTCCGTCCCACCTGCCTTGCCTAGCCAGAATCCTTATAGACCCATCAGAACATTCTGCCTCAACGCGAACATCATAGGATGGGTAAATATCGCTCACTTTTACCCACTCCGCATCCCTCCGGCACTTCTCCAATTCCGCCTGTAACTGCTCAATTATTACCTCTTTATTTCCTCGAATAGATTCCATCTCCTGTAGTCTTCGGAGGTGGGCGATGGTGGCGTTAGTAGGGCATGTAGCTATTGAATAATCAACTTTATCACCTAATCTCCATCCGCCCGCAACTAAGCATGATCTAAGCTGACACACTCCGTTCACATGCTTATTACAGTCTAGCTCGTTATGCTGAATACACCTCTCCACGCTGATATCGGCTTGTGTGGTCATGGCTCACCAATAGGGCCGAGGTGTTTTGCTCTCTGTAAAGCCCATGACGCTTGAGCTAGGCTTGGTGCAAGATCGTCACACTTGAATCCTTCAATATTGAACAAAGCCCATGGATCGCTCATATCCATGATCTCCGGGTGGCATGGGATCAGTTCTCGAATCCTATTAACTAATGATCCCGCCGTATTTTCGTAGATTGGTATAGCTTTATTAACGCTCCAGTCTGATTTAGGTTTTTTCATCTTCTCACTCTCCTATACGGCGGCGGTCTGGAAGGTGGCCGGATTCGATACCGGCTCGCCATTCTCCCGAAGGGATGACACGCCCCTCGGTTCGCCGACACGACGCAAGTCAGATACGCCGGGTGTCCTTCCACGCCGCACCAACCAGACCGCCATTGATCGTTAAACTTCCCCTATCATCGCCTTGGCCCGCTGGATGGCGTGATCTTCGATCAGGTAGACCATTCCATTCTTGAGCATAGTAAGATCAAATCCATTCCCGGACCACGGTGTCTTTATACTTCGCACATGCTCGTCACAAAAGTACGGATAGTAGTATATCTGCCCATCACTCAATGGTTCTTTAACAGGCTCCGTATACGTCACCGTCCGAGTAATCATCTTCGGTTCTTCGGTAAGCGGGGAGCCGCACCAAGGGCAGAACTTCATGGCGCTCTCGCCTACTGACCAAATAGCAAAACCGCTGTCTATATTCTTGTTCCACCCCTCACAACCCTTCGAGCATTTCATCGCTTCCTCCCCCAAACAATCAGCCAGCACATCACCGTGACACAGACCGTCAGCACGCTCAGCCAGATCACGCCCGGACCTTCAAGCTCATTCAACCAGTAGACGGCATCGGCGCAGAAGTTGAAGACCCCGTTACTCATGGGGCCGTGGCCATTGCCTTCATTGCGTCACGCTCCTGAGAATTAAACAGACTAAACAGGTACGCTTTTTCCTCCTTATCCCATTCAGAAAACAGGGACTTTACCTGCATATCGTCACCTTGAGACATGGCCTCCCTGACTTGACGGCAAAACTCTTCCTTGGCTTTCTTGTCGATTGACACTTTAGGCCGATCAGTAGTCTCCCTCCCTACCGCCGCCTCCCCATCGTCATCGACCTGAGCTAGACCAGCATACGCAGCCGCAGAGTATCGTCTGAGGTAGGTAATTACACTCCCCAGCCCCTGTGCATCGTCCTTGGCGGGCTTGACGGCGATCTTTCCTGAAATCCATTCACCGGATGAATGAATCAGCAGGGTCTCCACAGAGACTTCCAGACCGATTTTCCCTGGGATCTGCACCAGCGCAAGGCCATTGGCAGAAAACGGCTCACGGAACGCCTCAATCACGCTGGCGAGGTCTGCGTACTTACTTTTAAAAAAAGGGTTGCTGGAATCTTTTACGGCTCCCCTCATCTGCCCCTGGGCCTTAGATAGCGCATCCGCCAATTTCCCGACAGATTCGGACATCTTGAGATTACCGCCTACAATCTCGCCAGTTTTCACATTTACTGCCCCTTCTGGAAATTCCATAGTTCCTCCTTAGCTTCCTCTTTCTCGTCTTTGGGCTTGGTGTACCCAAGTACCTCCCAAATATCCCGCATCAATATCTCTATCTCGGTTTCAGTCATGGGGAGACCCCACCCCGGACGGGATTGTCCGCTGCGATCTGCGCTCGGTAGGCGGCATCCGGGGCAAGGTCATTGAGTCTTTGGGCTTCAATTCGGTCCTGATGCATTAGAACCTTCTCAGGACCCCTCTTTGCGTACCATTCATTACGTCGGTCGATTAGGGTCATTTGCGATTCCTCATTGTCTCGACGCGATTAAACGCCCTTGCATATTCTCGCGCGGCTTCGAGCAATTGTTTAGCTCTGTAATAATTGAAAGACGGCTCTACAGATATTGCCTTTGCTATTAAATCCGCAATTGCCGATTCCAGTTTTTCTCTGGCAATGATATAGCCTCGAACGTTGCTAACTTTCCCGCTCATCCCTCACCCCGCTACGAACGAAGTCACCCACGGCAACCCAAGGGCAACGTAGATTATTAGACCCATCGTCACCAGGACGATACCGATGTAGATGTTGGCTGTTTGGTTCCTAGTCATCCCGCCTCCCCGTCTTAAGTTTTACCTCTGGATGCACCGGCACGAAGTCCGGGTATTCCTCGTCCACGGATACCACTTTGGCATCCGGGAATATCGTATGCAGCGCCTCGAACTCGCAGTCAGGGCAGGGATCGAGCGAGCGGAGGTTGCGTTGGTGGATTGGGCAGCGGGTGATCATTTGGCCTCCCGTGCGCGGAGCATGGCGTCGCCATATTTCATTTCTCACCTCCAGGGTTCAAGGCTTTGTTGATGTCTGGATTGGCCTCGACGTAGCGCTTCACTAAGGAAGCCGGTTCCTCGCTTACAAGGCCGAGGGAATGCAGCAGGTGGGCGGCCTCAAGGATCAGCGGGAGTTTGGCGATCTTTGCCATCGTGATGGCGGTCTTTCTCACCGGCCCCGCATTATCCGGCCCCAGCCCGATGGATCGGATGGCCGCGGCGTCGTGGTCACTCAGTTCTTCGTTCATGTTGCCTCCCGTGTCGTGGGGTATGGGGTGATGGAGTGAATATAAGCCCGTCTTATGCGTCTGTCAATAGCGGCCCTAATTTATTTTTCTTGAGCCATGGGCTGGCAAAAACACCATTACCCGGCCTATTGACATCAACAATCAGTGGCGCTAATCTCGGCCCATGGATGATCTGATCAAGTGGTTGGAAGAGCGGAGCCAGGAAGAGCTGGCGCGTGAGATCGGTATTACCCAAGGGGCCATCAGTCAATGGCTGACCAGGGGAAGGATACCTGTAGAACGTGTAAGGGCCATAGAGCGCATCACCGGAATCCCGGCATGCAAACTGCGCCCGGATATTTTCGGCGACGCCGCCGCCTAGAACAATATCGCGGGGCATTTGGAAGATGGCATTTACCCCTTACAGATGTGAATCGAAATTGTGCGCCGACTGCGGCCAGCCGATGCACAGAGTTTTTACCGCTGTTTTTTGCTTTCCATGCTCTCGACGCAGAGAGCGCGAACGAAGCGTTAGATACAACGCCAAAAGGTCCAAGGAAGCCAAGCGGGCGCGCATCGCTGTTCAGCTTGCAGTACAGCGCGGCGATCTTCCGCGGCTCTATAGCAATATTCGATGCGTTGATTGCGGGTGTCAGGCTCATTGTTATGACCATCGAGATTATGCAAAGCCGCTTGTTGTTGAACCTGTGTGCACGTCTTGTAACAAGAAACGTGGCCCTGGACTAAACGGCATGGCCGCCTAAACGATCTCTCCACTCCCCTGCTAAGGACGGCTGAGTAGCAGGGTTTTTCAGGGCGCATTCGCCATGAGCGCTCCCTGAAAAATAACAAGCCAAAGATGCCGGCATGGGGAATAAAACAAACACAATGGATGGCAGGATGGCGCAGGACAAGCGGCTGCTGGAGGGGCTGGAGTGAGCGCCTATATCCCATGGAATCGGCTCAAAGGCCACCCGGCACGCTTCATGGATGTGCTGGACCGATACATGCGCCGGCACGGATATACCAGGATGCGCCGAGAGACGGTCATCGAGCTGGTCGAGCGGTACGCCGCGAAGTGGGGATACAACGCCTACAAGATTCGATCCTACGGCCTCGACCGCCGACACCCGATGGGATGGGGCGGCGGCATTTGGTATCACGGCAACGACTATCACCTGGCCGCATTCGACCGCGATGAAATATGGGGCCGGTACTGCGCTATTACCCTTGACGGTAAGCCTGCGGACAACGTCCCCTGCGTGTACTGCCATAAAACGCTCAGCCACGAGAGCGACATTGTGTTCGGCGCCGGCGGGCAGAAATGCCTCTCGTGCAAGCCGATCTATGACTTCGCCATATCCGGCAAGTATCACCGCAAGAGGTTTATTTACGACCTGCCCTACGAGCACCGATTGACGTTCATCATCGCCGCTTATCTGAGGCATCTAGCCAATGAACTTAAAGAAAACAGCACAAGACGCGCTGCTTAAGGCGAACGGCCGCGGCCTGACGCTGCGCGAAATGTTCGGCGCATCGTCCATGATTAATCATCAGGACGAATGCCTGGAGATTGCCGGTCAACTGGAATCCGAGAAGATCGCCTACAAAGACCCGAATGACCGCTATTTCCTGCGCGCCAGCAAGTTCAAGACAAAAGAAGAAGTCTCCGAGATTGATGCGCTGGTTGGCGTAGGCAAGCGCGAACCCTACAACGAAACCATGCGCGGCCCGCTTTATGAGCCGCACAACCCATCGGGCGAACTCACGGTAGAAAGCCTGCGCGAGGCGCTCTTTTCAGAGATCAGCGACCTGCGCGCCGGGAGATCAAATCCATCCCGCGCCATTGCCCTGAGTAAGCTGGCGACAACAATACTTCAGTCGGCCGCGGTGGAGCTGAAATATCTTGAGCTGCAACCGAAGCTGAAAGATGGCTCGTTGCTCGGGACTATGCGGCTTGGGAGGGCGCCGGCGGCGCCTTCGAATGGTGGTACTGAATAATGACCGCCCTCCTGATCCGAAACTGGGACAAATGGCAGAGCTACCGGAAGGACCGTGGGGCCCCGCCATGGATAAAAGTTCACCGCCGTTTGTTCCTCAACCCGGAGTGGAATTCGTTGACCGACGCACAGAAAGGTCAGGTCATCTCGCTGTGGGTTCTTGCAAGTGACCGTAACGGAGCCATTCCGGACGATGCACGGATGCTGCGCAAATTATGTGGACTTGATGACACACCAGACATTGACCTGTTTATAAGTCTCGGATTTATCGAGAAACGCACGACAACCAAAAGGCGCAAGCATGACAACCAAGAACAGCCAGAGCGGTTGTCACAAACCCATGGTCATGTCCGCCTAGATACAGAAGCAGAAGCAGAGACAGAAGCAGAGACAGATGCGCGCGCGGGGCGCGCTGACGGTCTCGATGTCGTCGCATGGGAAAGATGGCTCACCTACCGGGCAGGGATTCGTAAACCCCTGAAACCCGTATCACAACAAGCCGCACAGAAACAACTCGCCGCATTTGGGAAAGACCAGGCCGCTGTCGTTGAGCAGTCAATCGCAAATGGGTGGCAAGGGCTGTTTGCGCTGAAGCAACCCGCCAAGGTCAACGGCTACCCGCAGACGGATGACGACTGGATGGCAAAAGGCCGTGAGCTAGGAATTCATGCGAAGCCTGGCGAGACGATGAGAGCGTATACGGGGCGCCTGAAAACCGCACTGGAGGGGCAGCATGGGAACGCGTAATGAATCGGCTCACCAAGAAAACCTGAAGCGCCTGCGGAGGCTGATTGCCTCTGGTAGAGGAGTCCCGCGAAGAAGCAAGCTGCTCCCCGGTGAGAGCTACATCGACTACCAGCGAAAACAGCAGCAGGCGTTCAACGCTGGGATTTCAGAGCCAGAATTTGAATGGGGCAGACTACTCCAAAATGGCTGGAATCTTGAGGATGAGCGCGTTCATCGCGAGCATGCACGCCTGATCGGCTATGACCTTTACGGGATCTGGGTTCGCGACTCAAACGGCACCAGAAGAAAAGTCGGCTACGATCTTGTCGATGAAGGTGATCGTCTTGTGCGAGAGGGAAGGTTTCCGGGCATGAATAACCGCGAGCCAGGATCGGATGATGAGGAGGCCGCATGAAATGCACCAACATCCGCGTCTTCAGCAAGCGCCAGTGCGGCGGCCAAGCCGTCGTGATCCTGAAGCGGCCCGACCGCAAGCGGCACGGCCAGGACCGCAAATTCTGCCAGCGGTGCTGGGATGAGTGGAAGCAGCACAATCCGGGGAGGGTGGCGTCGTGAAGCGCATCTGTGAGCTCTGCGAAATCGGGGACATCGTCGATGGCACGTGCGACATCTGCGGCAGGGAGGATCAGTCACCGGAGATTCCACGTCTTCCCTACGCCGAGCAGGACAGGATGTTCACCATTGCCATCATCGTCTCGATTCTCTCGGCCATCGCCATCTGCGGGATTGGCATCTACTCGGTGCTGAAATGAGCGAGGCCGAGACAGAATTCCGCAACGGCGACCGAGTGGCCTTCATGGTCACCTCTCAGGGATACGCCACCGGTCTCGGGTACGTGCACGGAACGCCGCAGAATGGTCTCGTCGACGTCGATCTCGACCGGCACGGGTTTCGGACTGTCAGCGTCAACGACTTGAAGTTGATTCATCGGCGGGGGGCGGATCTTGAAATCGACGGGAGGGATTGACCATGAGAGCAGCGTGGCCCGTGGCGGTGGGAATGGCGTTCGGGATGATTGGGGGATGCCTAGCGGTGATGGTGCGAACGCCGGACATGACGCAGCGCATAACTCCGGCCGCGGCATCGGAGGTGTCCTGCATGCCGATCCCGGAGGCGCGCGTCACGCCGCGATTGATCCGCGTGGAGCTGTGACCCATGCGTCCGCTCGTGGAATGCGAGTGCGGCGAGATGGTCAGGCAGAAGCCGTATGCGTCGGGAAAGGTTGGCATCCCGATACTGATTCCGTTCAACTCCGATGGGACGCTGCATTTTTGCTATCAACCGAAAATCACCGTGGGAGGCATTGAGCATGAAGCTGCTGCCGATTGAGCCGGGGTGTAGAGCGATTGTGACCAATACCTGCCAGCAATTCAGCTATCTGCTCGGGAGCGAGGTCAAGATAGGTCGCCGCCTGCACATTGACGAGGTGCTGGCCGACAATGGCAAGTGCAGATTGTGCGGCAGCAGTTCCGGGTATTACCACATCAGCGTCGGCCATGTCTGCGCCTGCGAATGTTCCCTCATGCGCATCGACGGCAACGACGACCAGTTCCGCAAGGAAGTCGCGCGCTCACAGAAGCCGCGCCAGTGCGTCAAGGCGAGCATGGACTGATGGATCGCTCTGTCTGCTTCGATATCACGGGGAAGCCGGTCGCGAAGGGCCGAGGACGCATCGGCCAAGTCGGCGGTCGTCCAATGATCTTCACGCCGAACAACACCCGCAAGTGGGAGCGCGATGCGCGCATGGTGGCGCGGCAACACATGCAGGGTCGTCCGCCGTTACACGGTCCTATCAGTCTCAACGTTCTCATCATCTTCGAGATCCCAAAGTCGTGGCCATCATGGAAGCGTGATGCGGCCATGCGTGGCGATATTGCGCATACGACGAAACCGGATGCCGACAATATACTCAAGGCCGCTAAGGATGCGATGAACGGCATCATCTGGCTCGATGACTGCCAGGTTTGCGATATCAATGTCCGCAAACGCTACGGAGACACGCCGATGGTCAGCGTTTTGGTGAGTCCGACCAAGCAACATTCAGCCCAAATCACCAAGAAACCCGACACCGCCGCCGCTGCGGCATAACCAGGAGGAAAGCATTATGATTGATCTTGGAGATGAAGTGAAAGACTCGATAACTGGATTCAAAGGCATCGTTGTTGCGGTGACAAACTGGCTGCACGGATGCCGGAGAATCACGGTCCAGCCAGCAAAACTGTCCACAGACGGAAAGCCAAATGAAACACACACTTTCGATGAACCGCAATTAATTTTGCTTAAGAAAAAAAAGGTCGATGCTGGGCGCAGGGATACCGGCGGACCAAGACCGGAGCCGGTCACCAAAAATACGCCAACACGTTAACCAGGAGGCATCACCATGAGAGCACAAGAAACAGAACCCGGCACCAAGGGACGCAAAGGCGCGGCCGACACCGGTGAGACTGATCAGGCCGATACCGGCGCGCAGGGCCTCGCCGACCGCCTGAACGATACCCAACTTGCCGATGCCATCCGCAAGGGCAACGCGAAGATCCACGAGCAGAAGGACGCGCGCAAGGCCATCAACCAGGACATCACGGCCGAGCTGTCCAGCCTCGAGGCGAAGGGACTATCCCGGCTGGCCATCAAGCACGCTCAGAAGATCGCCGAGATGTCCGCCGAGGAACGCAACGTCTACGACCTCAGCATGTTCATACTGCGCCGCACGGAGAAGTGTTCGCCGCAGATCGACATGTTCCTGAAAGAGCGCGGCCAGGAAACGCATTAATGCAGGCGCTCTACCGGCCACTGTCGGCCCTGACCCAGGTTGAGGCGGAAGTCGAACAGTGGCGGTCGGTAGAGCGCAGGGCGAGGCGACCAAGGAGGACCGGGACGATCAAGCGGGTACGGAACCGGCGGCCGGTGCTGACGTTGAGGAACGCGAAAAGGAAGCCTGCATGATCGAGCATATCACACAGTTGCTGCTCATTTGGGGTGCATGGGTGCGGGAATACAGGGGTGGGTATGCCAAGCTGGGATACCCGGGCGACTCAGCCGGGCGGATCCGGCGCACCGCAGCGGCGGACGATACCCTGTCGAGAACGAGGGACTGGGTTTGCGCCGACTGCCAGGCGAGGCATATCCGAATATCTCGGCCGAAGGAATGCTCAGTCTGCGGCCATCACCAGCTCTACCAGAACGAGAACTTCTGCCACGGCCGGGAGAAGAAGAAGACGCAGACACGCCTTGAGCGGCTGGACGATAACCCGACCGCCGAGGCCGTGGACAGGGCGCTAGCCTCGATCCCGGAGTACCTGAAGGCGCTGCGCCGTGTCGCTATTCAGAAGTACGTCCTTGAGAACACGGACACCAAGGGGGCGAAGGATTTGAACATGAGCGAGTCCAGGTACAAGGCCTGTGCGACCCAGCTGCATGTCTGGCTGGATGGATACCTGCAGCAGAATCCCGACCTTGAGCAGTTGACAGGGGCTGACCTCCGTGATATTAAAAAACGCAATTGTGGAGAGCTGTCCGTAAAGGCTGCTCAGACCTGAACCGAGAAGGCCGCCCAGCGCGGCCTTTTTTATGGCACTTGTATACATGACAAAGCATGATATACAGGAGCGAAAAAAGAGCCTCATATCATGGACTTAAAGAATCAAGAAAACGACAGATTATTGCTAGTATCTGAAGAGGATATTATTCAGGCGGTTGAGGCTGAGCTTCTGGCTGAGTTTTCTGGCTCGCTTTGTCAAAGCACCGCCGAATTAAGGGGTCGCCTAATAGGATCTGGCGTAGTTCAACGTCTTGAAGATTTCTTGGATTCAAGGTCCAAGTTGTGAGGGACTGAAACATGTCTTTTGCTGATTTTGCTCTCTCAACCGCATGGTCTAGATCTTTCTCTCTCCAGACAAAATATTTTGAGAGGTCCCTTGGTGTTTGATTTGAATCTTCTGGTTCTCCTAAGCGCCGAACTCTAGCCCGTTTCTCAAGAACTAGAGCCATATGAGCCTGAATTTCTTTTTTATTTCCCGAACCCGCGCACGGCGGGTTTTTGCGTTTCTGGAGTCCGAATGTTTGAGGATATAGGCTGATGGCGGCTCCGGCAGGTCATGGATGGATGGGTGGAAGAAATGGGTCCACTCGTATTTCGTCCTATTACAGCCAAATATCCTCGCAGGCCGAAGTAGTAGATATTGAGAACACCTATCGCCCCGCATCTCTGAACCCATCAAACGGCAGTTTCAACTTTGCCGACATCGGCACTGACCTCGATTATCTCTCGGCGCAAGGTGGGACCAAAAAGTTAATCATCAATATCCCGCATAAGAAATTCGTTGCCATAGCCAATGCAGCCTCCTGGGTTCCATCCTGGTGGGGGGCGCGTGATGTGGCGTGGTCAGCCGCCAGTAACGGTTCTGCCGTACTCATGCGGTTGGATAATTCTACGATTCGCGGGTATTGGATCGCCCTGTTTGCCGCCCTGGAAACTTATCTCGATGCTCATGCTCATGGGGATCTGGTATCCATCATCCGTGTAGGCTCCGAGTCCGCGCTGTCGAACCCCTATGATGTAAACGGTAATCCAATCAGCATTGGCGCCTCTACGTGGCAGACCTCGCTTGAGGCTGTCATGAGCGGCGTCAGGGCGGCCAACGCTTACCCTCTGATGGCCTATACAAATGGCTTCAGCATTGTCAGTCAGACGGGATACATAGAAACCTTGCTGGGCTACGGGATTGATGCAATAGGCAACTCCGACACGGAGCCGTTCAAACAGAACGATCTTGGTAATCACAATCGAATGCTCACGATGGCGCAGTATGCGGCAGACGCCATCCTGATGCACAACGTCGAGGATGGGAACTATAACATCACTTGCGTTCCTCCTGCGGATTACCTTAACCCTACGTATGCCAGCACCACCTTAACCAAGACTACCGCAGGCTCGGCGATGATGAAGTTCTTCGTCGATGCCCATGTCAGCTATTACAAGACGGCGAAACTGTGCTGGCTTAACTCTCAGTACGGAACGGCAGGATCGGATTCCACCACGGTCGGGGCGAATATCATGACGGCCATGACGGCGTATGGCTCCGGCGGCTTGAACACGTTCCCGGTGGACTCCTCTGGTGGGGAACCGCCTGTTGATCCTCCGGTATCTTCGACCTCATTCACGCTGAAATCAGTCCAGGCTACTATCCCGGCATCAGGGACGCCTCCGGTTGCCTTGCCTGTTGCTCACTCACTACCCGCAACACCTAAGTTCATTTTGACAATAATGAACAAGGCGACGGCAAATGAGACTAACACAGCATCCGGCAGTATTGGTATTGGGGCGTCGGATTTTACCCATGAGTGGCTGGTAGCCTTGCGTGCAAATGCAGCTAATCCGACAACTACTAAGACCTATGCCGTAACGGATCACAGTGGCGGATTGACACTATCCGGGTCGAACAATCTTGATTATTCGTTCAATGACGGCACTCCAGATGCAACGAATATCAATCTCTCCGTGGATAATGTCGGAGCGTCTGCATATCTAGTTAATATAGTTACTGGAACCGGAGATGGCCTCAAGAGATTCGTAGGGACTGCCGCTCTAAGCACAGAGGATACAGCGGTTCCAATAACCGCAACCGATCCAGATACAGGTGCTACGTTCGCACCAAATCTTGCTATTGTAGATGCAATCAATACTACTTTCGGTGCAGGATTTGTAGATCACGCCCTAATGAGCTACGGAATAGCGTGTATTGATAACGCAGCCGCGACTGTTCAGAAGTGCATTATCTTCAAGAATGAGAATGGCGTTTCCCCGTCTGAGCCTGCGCTTAAGCTGCATACCACGCGAGTCGGCGGAATAATTAATACCTCCGATGCCGAAGCCTTCACAGTTGATCTTGCGTTTACGGCCACAGGCTGTACGGTAACAGCAAAAGGAGGTGATGGAACTGGCGCCTCGGTAGGGGTAAAACTGCTTAGATTAGAAGATGCCGATATGGATTTGGTGGATATTACTTTCCCAACTGCTATAGGCGATGCGGATCACGCTATTGGTGGTTATTTGGACTTCGGCATGATGGTCGGCACTACTCTAGATACGGCAGATTCAATCGACACAACGAACGCGGCCAGTTTCTTTATCTCGACATTCACCCCGACTGTAGCATTAGCGAATGCGAACTCCTACGAGGACGCTCAAACGACAGCGGATGATCGGGCAAGGACAGCACAGAAGCCCGTATATCTATTGACTCAGGACGGCTCAGTAGCAATGGTTGGTGATTATTCAGGTCAGGACGGGACCAACCTCACGATCAACTACACCACGGCACCGGGAACCGCTTATAAGGGCTTCCTACTGCGCGTCTATAAACCTACCGTTCTGGATGCCACCAATACCTCAGTCACAGTACCAACCACTATTGACCTGAGTAGTTATACCGACTATGCCCGCTTGGGTATTGGCAGCGCCACAAGTATAGAGATCAAGGCGGACGGCGGCAGTCAGATCACAGTCACATGGAACAATGACCCAGATGGCCTCTTTACTGGCGGCTCGACCAACTACCCGCAATTCAGCGCGACCAATTCAGCACCCTCCGGGGCATTGGCAGCTTCAGCGGCGAGATCATACTGGGGAACTCTGGGGGATATTGTTGCGATCACAGCCCCGGCAGGCATTGAGACATCTAACATACTGGCGTGGATTAACGCGTCCGGTGTGGATATTGATATCACCGTATCCATAAGCGACGGCAGCGTTTCAGACTTCACGGATACGATCAGCAGCGCGGACACCACTACCGGTAACATAGAGCGCGCGCTGATTGAGGCGGATTATGTGGCCTCTCAGAACGGCGAAACGATCACGATCACCGCAGAAATATCCGCCGTTAATGCGGTGGGCGGGAATATGTCAGTTCAGGCAGTTGCGCTGACAAACAACTATACGCCTCCCGTAGACATCACTCCGCCCACACTTGTGTTCGGATACCCGCAGCTGGTCTCGATGACAGAGACATCGCCGGGATCGGGCTTGTACGATGTCATGATAAGCGTCCAGCTTAGCGAGGCGGGCGAGGTATTCGCGCAGGCGAGGCTTGCAACCAATACAGCAGACCCGACCTCTCAACAGGTCGAGGCCGGTACAGATGGGGCAGATTCAGGTGCGGATATTGTTGCTGAAACAGCAAATACCGACATCGACTTCCTTGAGACGGTACAACTCACGCTTGAGGATCTTGACGAAGGTACAGAGTATTTCATAGACGTAGGCGCTAAGGATAACGCCGCAACGCCTAATTACATGGTGGGCGCGTATTCCTTGCAAATCACCACTCCGTCAAGCGGAGGGGGTGGCGGCGAGGGATCGTATTCTGTAACTGTCCAATTGGATAACGGCGCAGGAAGTCTCTCTGTAGATACCAATGTTGAATATATTTGGGTAGATGCTGATGACTTCGGAAGTGGCCAGACGATCAGCGGCACTTGGACTCCGGCTGTGAGCGGATCTACCGGGTTATTGACTGTTCAAAGATCAGCCACCGACCCAGGGCGACTGCTTGTCAGGGGTGAGAACGGCGAGTTCTACCGATCAACGGAGCTGACGCCAGAATGACCGTATATCGTCTCAGGAACATGTCTCACTCGGATTGGGACTACTTCGGAGACCCCCGCGTCGGCATCCCCTCTGAGGATATTCCTGAAGGGTCGATTGCCTACGACATCGCCCAGGAATTCCCCGGAGAGCTGATCCGCATCCTGATCGTGTTCCAGAGCGGGACCGTCGCGTTCGAGGAAGACGGCTCCTACGAGACGCCGGATGTCCCTGTGCTGGTCATTCTGACCCCGTTTATCTCTGGCGTCGCCATCGCCAATCGGCAGTACGTCATCGGGCCGGTTCCTCCCGTCGTGGATACCGGACGAAAGCAGTACATGAGCGCAGGCGTATAGCACCGATCATCATTTCGAGCCAAGGCCGCTTCAGCGGCCTTTTTTATTTCTGCAATCCGTGGAGGACACGATGCGAATCAAGGCAAAAGGCAAACTGAGGGATGCCGGGAAGTCCGGCCGTCGGTACTCGCTGGAGGACGGCGACGAGATCACCGTAACCGGCGAGGATGAGGAAACCGCCGCCGGCTGGGTGAAGAAGGGATGGGTGACCAATCTCGACACGGGCGAGGATCTGGCGCCTGACACGGCGCCTGTGAAACTGAAGATGAACTGACCGGACGACCCGGAGTAAGGAGAGAAAAGCATGGCCGTTTACTTGGCAGACTCAACAATGGACGCGGCTCTCGCCGTGATCGCCACCTGCACCCGGCTGGATATCTGCTCCGGGTTGCCGACGCAGTACAGCTCGGGCGGCAGTACCGGCGTCCTCGACCTGACCCTGGCGGACGTCACTCTGACCGCGGGAGACGGTAACGGCGACTGGACTATCGCCAATGGTGACACCAGCGGCCGCAAGATCACCTGCGCGCAGCAGGACGATATCACGATCGACGCCAGCGGCACGGCGACGCATATCGCGCACAGCGTGTCCGGCTCCACGACGCTGATCTGGGTCTCGACCTGCACCTCGCAGGCTCTGACCAGCGGCGGCACGGTGACCGTCCCGGCGCACAAGCACGAGATCCTCGACGCCGCCTGATGACACCGCAGCAAGCCCTGCAGATTCAGATCGAGCGCAATGACCGATCTATACGTTTGATCGAATCTCGGGAGGTGGACAAGCAGCTCAACGGTGTGATGGCGGACGAGGGGCGCGCGCACGTGGTCAAGGAATTGACGTCGATCAATGACGGCCTGCGCGAGGCGTTGGAGCGGCTGGCATGACCATAGGGACAGATACCCTAGCCCAGGACAATTTCAATCGTTCAAACGGCAATCTTGCCGGTACTACGATGTCGGATGGGGTCAATACCTGGACGGCCCTATCCGGCACGCCGACAATCGCCTCGAACAAGCAGTCTGGTAATGGAATTGGTCGTGTAACCGGAAACTCAAACTTCGCAAATGCCAACTACTCGGTTCAGGCCGAGCAGTATATGAAGGGCGATGTTTCCTATAATGCCGATGGAGTAAACGGGGAGATTCGCCTTCTAGGAAGAATCGTAGATTCCAGCAATTATTACGTAGCGGCAATTTCCAGCAATGGCGGCTCAAATGGTGCATTAACTCTCAAGATACAGAAGGTTGTCTCTGGCTCCACGACTGATCTTGCGACTATTGCGCTTGATGATGATGGTTATACTACATGGCGCTTTGATCTCGATGGAACATCGCTCAAGATATTTGGCGATGGCGGACAATTAACGGCAGCAACAGATTCCACCTATACAAGCACTGGCTATGCTGGTCTTGCAAGCACTGGCCCTATCGGGACTTTCTCATCCGATAACTTTATTGTCAAAGGCACATCAACTGGCGGCGGCGGCGTAACGCTGACAGGCCAGAACACCAGCCAGAGCCAATCATCGCAGAATGTAGCTCTAACTCAAGCGAATACGCTATCCGCGCAGAATACCTCGCAGTCGCAGTCATCCGAGAATGCCGAGCTTGAACTTCCAGGAGGCGGCATAACGCTGACAGCGCAGGCCAGCTCGCAGTCGCAGTCATCACAGAACGTCGCGCTCACCCAAGCCAATACCTTGAGCGCAGGGAATACCAGCCAGACGCAGACCTCGCAAAATGTGAGTCTATCGCTGCCTGGAATGTCCCTATCGAACCCGCAGGCGACCATGACCTATAACGGGTGGTCGTCTCTCACGATTGATGTGGACGTGGCGTGACCGTTCATACGATATCCAGCCACACCCTCAATGGCACCGAGGTATGGGGGCCGTATACCGCGCCTGATGATGCAGCTTGGATAAAGGTCGGGATCAATACACCGCCCCATGCCGATCCGACATACCGGAGAATGTTTCTCGAGCCCGTTTGGATCGTGGTCGAGAGAAGCAATGACGGAACAACATGGATTCCCTACGGATCGTGCAAAATCGAGGGCGACGATTACACTACTGTTCAGGGGAGAGATTCGTTCAAGGAAGCGAGGTTGTGGGTAAGCGTTCATGAGGATGGGTATCAATATCGCGCAACCGTAACCACTACTTATTCTCAGACGATCACCGGGTCGCTTGAGTTCGATACCTCGGTTTCGCGACTGGACTTCGACACAACCGGAAGCAATATCGAGATCGTTGAGGGGTATGTCGTTCTGTACGACGGGCCATACGGACATGCGACCGGGCCAGTCAGGGAGTTCACCAGCCCGAGATTGTCCGCACGCACCGACAACCCGGCGATCGTTGTTTATTCAGTCGAGCACTACCCGCTATATTTTTACCCCGATCAATGTATCGTTAGCGGGCCGGGCGGAGATTATGTCTCAACCGGAGATCACAAAAATGTCAAGTGGGGATTTGATGGCGATGAAATCCCGCGGATTATCCGCCCAGGCAGCAGATGCACGGTCAGCGCGCCGATGTATGTGCAGACCGGGCTCCCAGATACCGAAGATGTCGTCCATGTGGATTTCTATCCGGACGACCCGGAGGGATGGTTAAGCGGCGGAACCCCGCCTGAGATCAGAGAGATTTCAACGGCGGCCCTGTGCGGGTGCGCTGTACTGGTCTGCAATAACGTCCGGCAGGACGACCCAGTATATTCGTCGTGGGAAAAGGCGGCGGTAAATAGCACGCCGACCGACATCCCTCCGTATGAAGGCGGTTATTTCGGAACATTCACCACCAGTCTGTCCACCATTCAAGGCCAGCTTGTCCTCGGGGCTGGCATCGAGATCCAGGCAACAACCGATGGGGACCCGTATGTTGACGGTCCTTCTGGTTCTATAGATCTCCTAAACGAATACCTGAACTGGTCTGGAGATGAGTGGGGAGTAAACCTTAACCTACAGGTTGCTGGAGGTACGACGACAACCGCTGGCGCTAGAGTCGGAATGACGCCAGGATCGACCAATGGTGAGGCGCCATACATAGCGGCGGGGGCTATGGCTCTTGCTGAAACCAAGTTCGTCCACATGGTCGTCGTCGAGACGCCAGAGGACGAGAGTGATCTGCCGGACGCAGACCAAATCCGTGCGCAGCATGACGGATTCGATGCAGCCGCACTCTATTACGCCAGGCGCGGGCCGGATGCTGATGGCACCGCGCGCTTTGATCCGGATTCAATCAGTGGCTTGGACGAGCTGACAGACGTTACATTCTGCTTCGCCTACGACAACGAGAGCAACGCCACCTATCTCAACAAGACCACGGCGCAGGCCATCCACTGCGTGGCCGTGGAAGACCCCGGGAACGAATCGCTCTATCCGGATTCGCAGCAGATCAAGGACGGAACCGACTATTATGATGACCCGGCGCTATTCGTCGGGAAGCTGACCTACCCGACCGTCGACGGCACGCTGGAATTCGGCGAGGAGACCGGAATCCCGCCCGGGACTGATCTGGTGTTAGCCATGGTCACGGGGGCAGAGGCGCCTGTCTACTACCAGGCCAGCACGCTGTCCGAGGCGCTGCTCGAAGTCCAGGCAACAATTCAGCTGCAGGAATCGCAGAATTCCGATCTGACGCAGGCCTATACGCTGAGCGTCGCCGGCACGTCACAAAGCCAGTCGTCTCAGAATGCGGCGCTGGTCCAGGCCAATACCCTGGCTGCACAGAACACGTCACAGGCGCAAAGCTCGGAAAGCGTCGGCCTGTCCGTGGCGGGCCAACTCAGCGCACAGAACACCTCTCAGAGCCAGACGTCCCAGAACTTGGCTCTGATCATCCAGTACAGCCTGAGCGTCAACAACACGACGCAGAATCAGACCTCTGGCGAGGTATCGCTCGAACTGTCGAACGCGCTTGTTGCCGGGAACACCTCCCAGAGCCAGAGCTCGCAGAACGTGAGTCTGGTGCAGAGCCATGTCCTGGCCGCGGCCAATACCAGCCAGGCTCAGACCCCCCAGAATATGACGCTGGGCGACCATGTGGCCGGAGCACTCGAGGCAGGAGACGTGAAGGTCTACCCGATGCTGGGCGCGCGACGGATACGGGCGCGGCCCGTGATGGATTCCACACCGATGATCAGGGTGAATTGAAATGGGCCGCATAGGACGTCAGACCGTCTATATCAACAACGACAACGCCGTGATCCTGCCAGGCCTGCGCAACTCCGTGAGCGGGGATTTCATCGTCAACGCGACCGTGACCTGCACGCTGAAGGACCGCGAGGGGACGAACGTGGCAGGGGCCGTGGATATCGCCATGGCCTATACCGACCCGGACAACATCGATGACGACCTGCTGGAAGAGCTGGCCGACGATGGCAACTACATCGGCATCCTGCCCAGCACCCTGGACCTTGATCCGCACACGAACTACATCGCCTACATCAGCGCGGACGGCGGATCTGGCATGGACGGCGACTGGGAGGTTCCTGTGGTAGCCAGACGGAGAACGCAATGAAGACCAAGCGCGCATACCTGGACGTTGAATCCCTGAAGGAAATCCTCAATCTGCCCAAGGATTACAACATCATCGATATCTCCCTGGATGGCCTTGGTGTGGGATGCAATATGGTGTTCGAGTGCGACCGGTTCGAGGATGTGCGCGGGACCATCATCCGCAAGCCTACCCATATCAGCCAGGACATACCGCTCCTCACGCCGTCTCAGGCCAAGCGTAGCAAGGCTATAGTCTGGGAGGCTACCACCCAGCCGAAGTCCGAGCCGGCGCAGCCGGCGAGGGCTGAGGAAGCCTGATATGGCAACAGAGCGTATCCGAGGCAGGAAGCTCCAA